GGAAAACCCTCAGGTGACTGCCACCCCTGAGTAATCTTGCCGTGCCATTAAATGGCACCGCATGACCTCAGCCACATCCTAGGTATAAGACCTAGGGTTAACGCCTGTAAGAATACTCTTCAGGCCAGAGTTTTGGAATTTCATCGTAAGCGATTAAATCGCTATCGACGTTCCAACCCTCGGAGAATCTTAGATTCTTCGGCATCCACCCAGGTTCGCCAAAGGCGAGCATAGGGGCTGCTTCGAAAATTCTTTCAATTTGGGCTAAGTCCAAAAGGAAATACGAATCATCGAGAGGGAAGTTAAATTCCTCAGCTCCCTTGGCAATCCACTCCACCGGAGAGATTATGTAGAGTCGCTTACTCCTCCAGATTCGCTGAGCGATTCTGGTTGCTAACTTTTTGTCGTCTGAGACGAGAATCATGTTAGACTGTGGGTAACCCACAGCTTGTAAGTACAACACATCATCATCACTGATTAAATCAGTGGGCGGTGGTTTTCCCTGGTGATCCATAAACCAGGTCCAAAGGCTTAGCCTTTGACCTGCCTCCTCAGGAGGTAATTCGACATGTGGTCGTTGAACGACCTCACCTGGTGCAACCGCTAAGCGGAAGGGCACCCATAAAGGCGATTCATGGCCGAGTTCTTCTATCACTAAGCGATGGTAGTATTCGGACTTGAAATTGTCGAATTCGAATGGACGATCTCGCCAACACTCTTCGACCTCTAAGAGGTCGTTGGTATTGATGAGTTCCACACCAATTGGAATTTCGATTGTTTCGAATGATAGTGGTTCAACCACCGGTAAGGGGCTTAGCCCTAACAGATATCTTTCGTATTCGATCGAAAGGATTTTTCCAAGTAACTCCTCTGCAGGGGCGACATAGTCTCGTAAAGTTCTTAGAACCTTACTTATAGACTCTTGAAAATCATCTAAGATGATTTTATGTTCCCTATACGGAAGGAGTTTGGCCAAATCGGTAGTTACATTAAAGGGCTCAGCTAAGCTGTGCCTTTCGAAACGGCGGACTATCCCATGTAACTTAGTTACTTGTGATGGTGATTTTCTCGATTGGTTTAACCAATTGATTAGACAGATCCACTTAGTGGATTTGTTCCGCTGTGCTTCGAAATTAATGCAATTGCCAATTTTGAAGGGGTATCTCTTTCCTGAACCGCATAGTGCCTTAGGCATATATACGATATGATCAGACTCGTGTAGTCTTAGACTCACGTCCTGCAGGAAAGAGGCGAAGGAGAAGAGATTATGAGGGCCCTGAGGGCCCAAATAACTCCAATCCTTACCCAAAAGGTCTATTTTCCCTTGGGCTTCGACTTCCGAAGAATTAATTTCGGGTCGTGTATCTAAGATACACCTGAGCCGAATGAAGTCAACGTACGTCATACGTGAAAAGCACTTAGTGTTCTTTACATATGACCATGTACTATTGACCGCTTTCGGGATCCTGACTAATTCTTCACAATACTTGAAGAAGTCTTTGGAGATAAAAGTGTCTAAGACACTGATTTTGACATCAAGGTCGTTGAGGGTCTTTAAAAGACTCTCGAGATTCAGTTTAACTGAATCGAGACCGACCATGTCATCTCCCTTAACTCTCAAGTAGTGAACTTGGTCGATAAGGAATAGTCCTATTGAGGATAGAACACCTTTGGTACCGGGATCGCCCATCAGACAAGCTCTTAGAGTTTGCTTGATCTCATTCTTATGAATGTAACTTCTAGGGCCGGCGAGTAGTTTGATGACTAAGTCACCATACCACTTCGGCATTTGAAGTTGGCGATTCCAGACTTCAAGAATATCTGATACTAAGTACCAGTTCAAGTAGTCTGTTGCGGTTTCCAAATCGGTACTGAGACCTAAGGGCTTAGCCCTTGAATCAAAGTTCCGATGGTAGTCTATCTCTTTATAGACTTGCCAGCCGTCACGTGCTTTCTTGATGCCTGCTCTAAGAGTAGGCATGCAAGACATAGCCTTTAAAAGGCTGTGCCCGTACGGACTTAAGGCAGCGGAGTGAGCAAAGGTAGATACCGTTGCTGTCCTAACCTTTGAAGGTTCAAGTACTTGAAGTACTTTAATCTCCATTACAGCTGGGAAGTTGTCCCGGCACTCTCTTAGAGAGTGGTGGAACAACCACAGACCCATATGTTCCTTAGGAACATATGTGTCTGTGTCCCCACCTGTTTCTAGGTCAACTAAGTTGACCTGGATGGTTGGGTCCATCAACAGTGATCTAGCATAAGCGGCTTTGCCGCCCTCTGCTACTCCACATTCCAGACAAGCTGTGGTTGACAAGGAAACCCTCGCCGCCCCTAAGGGGTCGAAAGGAGGATATCTCTTAGAGATAATCTCCGTGAGGCGACCTTGAAACCACGCCTTGTCCCATCGACGTTCACACGGGTTTGAAACAATTTTCACCCACTTAGTGAGTGAATCTTTTTTCATAGAACCCGTTGGAAGTCCCGTTGCCCTTGTCTGGGTCATCATCGCTAAGCGATAATACCAATAGTGGGAATCTGTCCTGTCACTAGCTAAGCTAGTGTAGTACCCTTTAAGGAAGCTAAGCTCCCTTGGAACGGTAAAACTTGTACCTTCCGCCAGTGCTTTAAGCACCGTCTTTCTAAAGGACTTTAAGCTCTTTAGAAAGTTGTCATGGTTGTTGATACAGTTTGACATACCCGCTATAAGAATGCGATCTGTTTGCGCATAGGTAGTTAAACTACCCGGTGATGATAGCATAATGCTAAGCATTATGCCATCAACCGTGCAACACCAGTTCTTAATTTTCATAGCTAAGCTATGGAAAGGATGAACTGATCCTTTTCGGACCCGCTTAGCGAGTTCTTTTTGGATCTTGTTGCATAGCGCCTTGATCACATTCCCAGACAATTTGGGAAACCAGTAAGTCTGGTTCAACACACCAATAATTTCGTCATAGGAGCTAAGCTCCGTGAAGTAATTACGAGAGAGTTTAACTCTCTTGGCTGTGCCCTCACGACTTAGTCGTGAGAACAAAGTTTGGTATGCTGATAGGCCCTTAGGGCCTACTCGACTATAAACTAAGTTTATATCGAGATCAGTCTTACCGCCGTCTAGTTCTTTCTGTAACTTGTCTAAGACAAGAAACAGTTGGCCTGGGATGGCTGTCTGCG